CCCCGAAAGCAGATGCTGGAGAAGTTTGTGGAGATTAAAACCCCTAAACCGACCCGGTTTTCTGGGATGCATTTGGACGTTAAGTCTGTTTTGCGCACCTTTGGCAAAATAGTGTTGGTGACTTGTGCGGGCTATGTGGCCCGCGCATGCGTGAGAAAAATTATTCTCAAGACAAGATTGCGTGATTTCTTGCTTCAGCGATATCGGGCTCGTCCAAACATGGACGCCTCTGTTGTTCGAAGAGAATTTCGTGAATGCGTTGACCTTCAGGTTAAGGCCCATGCTACAAATGCCCATGCCGGGGCAGCTTGCGATCGTACGCGAGCTATTAATTTGTGCAGGGGACTGTCCAGGAACACGGGTATGCCGTTGTTCTTTATCCAAGGCTCTAGATCCAATGAGTATGCGGGCGATAAGTATAGTCGCTCCTATTATTGGGTTAAGGACTTGGATGTGACCGTTAGCTATGCGACTCCACCGGAACGTTCTATTCTGGTGTTAATTGATGTTGATTATTACATCGACATGGATGCATTAATTTGCCAATATCCTACGTCGACTTTTTTAATTTACACTTTCATTCCCCAAGCGGCAGCTTATACGGGGAAGGAGTTGTCATTCACGTTTGACACTGAAAACAACATCGAGTGCATATTGCCCGGTGGAACTTATAGGCATAAGTTATGGAATTATTCAAAAGATCATCTTTTGTTCTGCCAGCCTAATTGGTGGCAGTGGTTGCACAATTTTGTGGCAGCGACGAGTTGTAGCGTTGATATGGTTAACATTGCCGATCATCGCTCCTTAGTTTTGCTGACACCGACTGGTGCGTGGAGCTCGCTGTGGGCATGGTTGTTGGAAGGGTTGGAGGCGGAGCGCCTTCGACGTCTGACACCCGTTGATGCCAGCGGTTATGCTCGCATTGAAGTTGCTACACCGGACGTAGGATTGTTAAGATCTACTGCGCTCGCTGGCTCCTTTAATGCTGCCACTGTCCCGGTTGCTACCGATGATGCGATCGCCGCCTTGCAGGAGGCGTCTGCCGTCGGGATCAACGTTGCTGGCGTTCAGACGTTAGTTGGAAATAGTAAAGTTAGTGCGGTTGCATTGGTTAATTACCATCGCAAAGCCAAGGGCAGAGGAGTGGTTTCGTATAAACCTAAAGCTCCAGCCAATGGCTATGTGAACTCGATTAACATGCAAACGGATAGACCTAAACCCAGTATGGTGCCATTTATGAAACCATTGGCCCCTGGGGTTATGTTTCCAATGAAATGCAAAGATTCTGATGAAGATGCCGTTGATGGACGTATCACGGCTGTTATTCCAAAGACGAAACCTTCCGCGGAGGTCTCAGCTTTCTTGTTAAAGTGCGTTGATGAGTTTTTACAGATTTTGATTCCTGATGACGTTGCTGGTACCTTGTACCCCGTCGATCAAGAGGTTGCGTTTGAGAAGCAAAGCCGACCCCAGCAGCAGAGGATTTTGCTGCAGGGAGCTGACGGTTTGAGGCTTAATAACATAACGCAAACTTTTGTTAAGCAGGAACCTTATGTGAAACCCAGTCCGCCGAGAATTATCTCCACTATTAATCCCACTACTAAGCTAGAATATTCTTGCTTTCAGTATTCTTTC